TCGGGAGTTCTGGGCACGCAGCGAGCCATGTCGAGGCTCAGACGCTGCGTTGTGCTTCTGGTATTGGCCGGTCTAGCCAACCTGGCTTACCAGATGCACATGCTGGGCATTGGAAATGCCCAGCTTGATGGTGTTTCGTTTAGGAACACCATCGCCGACGCAACCAGGCGTGTTGCCCACACTGTCAGCAGTGCGGTCGAAGGTGACGGATCTTCGGCCGCAACACTTCTGTCTGGACTAAACAGTGTACGCCAGGGTTTGCAACAGTCGGATGTAAACATATTGATGGGCATTTTGTGTTTTACTACTGTACTTGTAGGGTGCTGTGTACTTTATTTGGTCGTCACTTCACTGCGTCCAACTACGCGTGCTGACGTGTGGGAAGACGTGGCCGACGTCGATGAGGTACTTGGTGACCAGCCTAACCTGAACCGGGCTGCAGACCAGCGACATGTCGAGATGCTTGATGCAATCAACGACGCGTCGTGGCGTGAAACACTTTGGACATTTTTCAACTGGATCCGCTTGGATGCCAACTGGTTGAACCGTATGCGCGCACGCGCCGAGAGACGCGAAGCACGACGTCGGGTCGACCAGAAGATGTTGAAAATGCGTGACATGATCTTCAATGTACGCAACACTGTGTTCACCAAGGTCAGCAAGGAGGCTGTCTCCAAGCATACTGAGGCAAATCGATTGATTGTCGCACGACATGTGGAGGAGGTCATGGAGAGAATGTCTATCCAGAACCCTGTGCGTGGGCAAATTCGTGAGGCTTGTGTTAACGCTTGCTTCATCGATACTGTCTATGACAAGGCGGGACGGGAGATCGCTCTTGGACCACCACGACGTCCTGTATGATGGGGCCCCGTCGAGCGTCACGGGATGAATACTCTGATCGACCACCGTACAACAGGGAAGCTCAGAGATGTGGGGATCGTCCTGACGCCCGGTGTGGGTAAGCCGAAAGCACCAATCCGACGCTACGTGGAATTTGTAGGCCGTAGACGTGCGGATGTACAATATGTAGTACACAACAATACATTAGTGAATATACTTAGGGCACTCATAGAACGTGTTTATTTTGTTGAAGGCCAGGTCAACGGTGCAACAACATTGGTGTCACCACCGCGACCACTGCGTGCCACTTTCTTCATGAATATGATGCAATTCCGCAACAAGCTTTGGGAAAATTTGTCACCAGTGCATCGGATGAGTCTTGACGAATTCGTCGAGACGTCCCCGCCGCACAAGAAGGCAGTTTACCAGTTTGCGAAAGAAGAGTATCTTAAGAAAGGCATGCCACACTCGGCCTCTTGGGTTTGTTCGTTTGTTAAGGCTGAGAAAGTCAGCCTCAAGAAGAAGTCTGATCCTGCTCCCCGCGTCATCCAACCGCGCGGTGTTGTTTTCAATCTCATTTTCGGCTGTTTTATCAGACCATCTGAAAAGGTGATTTACCGAGCAATCGACCGTGTCTTCGGGCGGCCCACGGTTGTTTGCGGACAGAATGCTGAACAGATTGGACATATGCTGCGTGACGCATGGGATGAGATCGTGGACCCAGTTGCCGTTTCACTGGACTTGTCCCGCATGGATCAACACATCTCTGACGTAGCTCTGGGATGGGAGCACACCACATACCGTCGCATGTTCCAACACGACCCGAATTATGCAACACTGGACTGGTGCTTGAATTCGACAATACGAAATGTCGGGCGGGCATATGTCCTCAATGAATCCGGTCAAATTCACAAAATTAGCTACAACAAGCGTGGTTCGCGTATGAGCGGTGACATGAACACATCATTGGGCAATAAGCTCATTATGTGTGGGTTACTGTACTCATATTACGTTGACTACCTTGGCTACAGGCCCCGTGTCGATGTCAACTTCATCGACAACGGGGACGATTGTGTAGTCATCATGTCACGCATGGCCTATGCTGATATGATGACACGGACTGGGGCACAGCAGCAAATTCGGCGGTTGGCAATGGTGGATCCCAGAAATTGGTCAAGGGTCTATTTTGCGATCCAGCATATTACTATACCAGCCATCAAATTGTCACCCACGGAGTGGTTTCGCACCATGGGTTTTACGTTGAAAGTGGAAGGTGTTGTCGACAAATTCGAACACATTGAATTTTGCCAGACACAACCCTGCCACATCGACGGACGTTGGCTGATGGTCAGGAAACTGGAAGCATTGAGCAAAGATTGTTATTGTCTCAAGACCATTGATCAGGCAGAGAAGTGGATTAAGCAGGTTGCCGTTGGTGGACTAGCCTGTTACGGTTCAGTACCGATCTATTCTGCTTTTTACGGCTCAATGCCAAAGGCTGCTAAATTTGATCGGAATGAGCTTTACGGCACTGGGATGTATTATCTATGCAACAACATGACTTCTTCAGGAACTGTTACGGTTGAGAACCGTATCGCCTTCTATAACACTTTCGGTGTGACACCACGGGAGCAGGAAGTGATTGAGGCGATGTATAACAATATGACTTACGGACATGTCGACAGTGAAAACCCAGGACTTCTCCTCCCGCTCCCACTAATATAGTAGGAGAAGACAACACAGGCTATATATACAAACACGTACTAATAACACATAATGGCGAAGAATAGCGCTCGGCTGAATACTCGTGCAACCAACTCTGGTGCTAAGTCGACCAACACGGCCAAGAACCCGCCTAACCTTGCAAGCACAGTTAAGAAGGCCGTCCATGACGGACTCAAACTGTTGCCTCGTGGTACCTTTGCAAAGGTAGGTGGCACTTTCGGGCCCGTTGGGGCCGCTGTCGGACACGCCTTGTCCTCGATTTCAGGAGTCGGGGACTATGAGGTGTCCGGAGGAGCAACAGTTCATGGTGGTGAAGTGCCACACTTCACAAACCGCCCCGACAAGACCATCATTAAGCATCGCGAATTTGTAGGCGCGATCAAGTCACCCGGTTCGGGATTCACCAACACCACCTACGACATTAACCCTGGCAACAGTACTTTGTTCCCATGGCTGTCGACGGTGGCCAGATCCTATCAACAGTACAAGATTCTTGGTATGGTAGCGGTTTACAAGCCCCTGACCTCAGACTATGCTGCTGCTGGTGGACTTGGACAGGTGATTCTCGCCACCAATTACAATGTCAACGACCCTGCTTTCTCATCTGCAATCCAAATGGAAAACAGTGAGTACGCTGTGGCTGTCAAGCCTAGTAAGGGTGCACTGCATGTGATTGAGTGTGCGAGCCCACTACGCCGCAATGACCCATTTTATGTCTATGACCCCAATGCTCTGACATCTGCTGTGTCAGATAAGCGGTTTTACGACATGGGTAAGTTGCAGGTGGCTACTGAGGGATTGTCGACCGGTGCGGGCGTTACCATTGGACAACTGTGGGTTACCTACGAGATCGAACTGATCAAGCCCGTGCTTCCGATTAGCGTGTCACCTGCACCGACCCTCGCAGTCTATCCCGCTTATAGTTCCGCTACAACCTGGAGCGCAACTTGGGATCAGAATATCACCACTGCGGCCATGAACACTGAATACTCGTTCGTGGGTGACACAGTTCGGAAGCTACGCGTCAAGTTCCCTGGCTTGGAGCTTGGGACAAGAGTCACCCTGATGTTTCAGCTCTTTGGAGACAGTTTTGTCACCTCTGACTATGGGACTAGCCTAAATGTCGACCCGGCAACTTACGCTATGCACCACGTCCAGGCGTCAAACTATGTTCACGGCACGAATGCGGAATACCAGGTGTGTGGTTCAGTTTCTGGGACTGTTGTCCCAGACGCGTTTGGCAACATCCCTGAAACGTACATCGACATCACCATTACCCGTCTGGGCACCGACACCACGCCCATGACGACGGGCAACGGTTGGCTTTATGCGCACGTAATTAAGTAATCTCCGCCATGTAATTCTAGTAGTTGATTGACAATTTACAGGCTCGCCGGCACCACAAGGGTGCAAACCTGGTTAAAACCTCCAGGTCCTTCGGCAGGGGTATTTGGGGGGGTTAGTTTATTATATTTATATAATAAAGCCCCCCCCACTACTACTAGAAGTGGGTGTCCGCAGGGTTTCCTGCCTAAATAAAAACGCTATTTCGGTTCGACTTCGATTGAGTCAGGCATTGAGGTCATGCGCTCCCAAAAGGAATTCATGCAGTGTTTGATGCAAGCACATCTTTGCCTCGTTGAAAACCCACACGAGGTGTATAGGTGTGACCTTCGCGGAACAGCCGCAATAGCACCCAAAAATATGTTCCCTATATGGTTGTCAGTACAGACTGGAATGTGGTACCCGCCCACATGCTGACGTAAAATACAATGTCGAGGGATTGTGCGGTGGATGGTTGGCTAATATGTATGCCGGGTATGTCGTTAGTCGACGCTATGACAAGTCAGCTAGGGCAAACATCGACGGAAAGTTTGAAAACTCCGAAGGTGTACGCCTGAACTGGCTTCGAGCATGGGTGGCTCCCACCCCGACTTACATACGTAGAAAACCATCGTTGGAGCCCCTTTGGGGCGGGCCTAAACCAACTGAGCACCTCACCTCCCATGGGTGGCTCCCACCCCGACTT